TGGCTAAATAATAGACCAATTTAATGGTTGTAAACTGACAATTAAAGGTGTTCTGGACTCGGGTTCGACCCCCGACATCTCCACCATCTACGGGGATGAATTTGGCTTCGACAGGGCAAGTAATAACCTGACAGCAACCAGTGAGGCGACTGACTTAATCAGCGCAAAAACAGTAAATGCAAACGATGATTCATTTACACCTATGGCTCTCGCTGCCTAATAAGCACATTGAGTACAAAGAGTTGACTGCTCGGTAACAGAAAAGTTAGAGTTGGGTGAGGGTTTCCTCACCCAATTTCTGAAATGAATCGTCGAAATGAAAGGAGTAATTTAGTACACAGAAGTCTTTGTAGAAAAGATCACACACAAGACGCATATTTTGTTTTGTGTAACTTTCCAGATATTCAGTTTGCGTATAGTTTGAAGAATTTGTTTTGTACAGTTTTTGATTCAAGTCTCTTTCTAATTCTTGAATTTGCTCAAACCTATACACTTTACTTAATTCAATTTCTGAGTTATCATTCTGGATATAAAACAGTTGGTCGAAGAATACTTGAGGTATATGATTAAATTTTATTGGGGAATATAATGTGCCCCTTGATCGAATATATCTCAAAAATTCATTGAATGTGATTTCTCTCATCCCGTAAGAAACAAGAGATTGATTAAAGTTCTTGTAAAAACTATAAGTTCTAGTGTATGGGTTTCTTACAACAGCGAATGAATACACATCACTCAAGTCATTGACTGATTGTAAATAGAAATATGGATCGTGCCCAGAGAATAATGGATTTCGAATAAATCTAAAAGAATTTAGAATTGACTTTATGGAGGTTCCTGCGGTTTTTGGAATATGAACGAATAGTAATTTTTGGTTATTAATCATAACAATCTCACAATGTTATTGTGATATTTATAACTGCAATAATGGAGGCAACTAACATGAATGCAGTCGACATACTTCATAATATAGAAAATTATTTTGATCGCAACCATACTTTGTTTTGTAAATTTGGTGGACTATTTGCGCTAACATTTCTTATGATTTTTGTACCATACAATATGGTAGATCGTATGAATAGCAAATTAGAAGCCCAGCAAATTACAAATGAACTTCTAGTATCAGAACTCGAAACTCTTAATCATAAGGTCGAGTTTCTAAATCTTTCTTACGAGAAAAAGCAAGCAGTGATGCGAGAGGTTGAATGCCTCGCTCGCAACATTTACTTCGAAGCAGGTGGTGAGCCTCGTGCTGGCAAGATTGCTGTTGCTGAAGTCACCATGAATCGAGTCAAGAGTCGCCAGTTCCCAAGAACAGTTTGTGGTGTTGTTCATCAAAGGAACAGACACACCTGCCAATTCTCTTGGGTGTGTGAAGGTAAGAAATCTATTCGGCATCAAGGCGCATGGCGTGAGTCCGTCAAGATTGCTGAAAACATATTGATTTCTAAACACGAATATGGTATAATTGGATCTGCAAAGTATTTCCATGCAACTTATGTTGATCCAGAGTGGGCTGAAAGAAAAAGAGTTATCAAGAAAATTGGTCAGCATATATTTTATCATTGAGGCATTATGCGAATTATTGAAGATGTGAAGTTAGACTTTAAAGATGTTCTGATTACACCCAAACGATCTGCTCTGTCTTCTCGAAGCCAAGTAAATCTTGAGAGAACTTTCACTTTCCGTAGTGGAAATTCTTGGAAGGGTGTTCCAATTATTGCTGCGAATATGGATGGTGTTGGAACATTCACAATGGATCTTGAGTTGAACAAACACAAGATGATGGTTGCGGTGACCAAGCATTACTCTCAAGAAGATCTTATTGACCACTTTATACAAAAATTTAACAGCAGCATCTATTCGATGGGCATTTCAGATGCGGACTTATACAAATTTAATAAAGTCGTTGAATCGAACATTGTAAAGAACTGGAATATCAGAGTTTGCATTGATGTTGCGAATGGATACACGCAAAGTTTCGTGGACTTTATTAAAGAGTTCCGCGATGATCATCCAAATGTTTTATTGATGGCAGGTAATGTTGTCACACCAGAGATGACTGAGGAATTGATTCTCGCAGGTGTTGATATTGTGAAAGTTGGTATTGGTCCTGGATCTGTCTGTACAACACGGAAGATGACAGGCATCGGCTACCCGCAGTTGAGTGCAATTATTGAATGTGCTGATGCAGCACATGGTCTTCAGGGTCATATTATAGCGGATGGGGGGTGTTCCGTTCCTGGAGACATTGTGAAGGCATTTGCTGCGGGAGCCGATTTTGTGATGCTTGGTGGAATGCTGGCTGGTCATAAAGAAGGCGGTGCTTCTGCTATTGGCGGAAATCAATTCTATGGTATGAGTTCAGAAACAGCCATGGATCTACATAATGGTGGTGTGGCAAACTATCGAGCCAGTGAAGGCAAGACAGTTGAGATTCCATATCGTGGTGAGGTGAGTAGAACACTGCAGGATATTCTAGGTGGTCTACGATCTGCGTGTACATATGTTGGAGCAAGTGAGTTGAAGGAGTTGAGCAAGCGAACTACTTTTGTTCGTGTGACTCAGCAGTTGAACAATTCCTTGAGTGCGTATGAGATCTAATATGGCAAGTCGCGAAGAAAAGAATAACTTCTCTATAATGATTATGGAGATGGCTTTGAAAGAAAAGATTGATCATATGGATGCAGTCGCAACATATTGTGAAAGAAACAATCTTGAAATTGAAATCGCTGCAACACTTATCAATGAATCTCTCAAGAGCATCATTGAAGGCGAAGCAATGGAGTTAAGGTTTTTGCCACGAGGTAGTAGACTTCCGTTATGAACGGATACGATCTATATTGCACCTATCAAGCCATCAAACTGCATTTTAGTTCTGAGCAATATAACTTCTTTCACTATGATGGTAAAACAAGAGTATCAATAGATGCATTTCAAAAGCGTCGTGACAAATTTCTATTCCATCGTCTTGCGCGCAAGTATCGGGACGATGAGATGGTTCCATTTCTGGTTGCTAATTTTGTACACAGTGACGATAATTGGACCAAAAGTCTTCTTGAAGAGGAGGCTGAGCAAACTTATCGAGAATGGAAACGAACCACGGATTCGATGAGCAAAATCTATGCAGAAGATCTGCAAAAGATTGCTACAAAAGAAACATTTAATGAATTATTTAAAGTCGATGATGGACAATTCCCAAAATTGTTAGTGTTGTTCATGCAAAACGAAGTGACGATTGAGACGATGGTTATTCTCAATAACATCTTCGACTTTATTCGAATTTGGGACAAGAAGATTTCAGATGATATCATCTATCCCAAAGTGTCAAGAAAGATTCGCAAATATGGTTCTTTCTTGAATGTGAATGTCGACAAGTACAAGATCTTGACAAAAGAAACTTTACTTGCTGACTGAAATACTATATAATGGTATTGTGATGATGAAAAAGTGGACAAGTCGATATACATTTAATACAACGCTATACGGAGAATACAAATGAGTCTATCAAGTCTAAAGAAGGGTTCATCCCTTGATAAGTTGAAGAAGGCAGTCGAAGCATCTTCAGCAGGTAACACTGGCGGCAAAAATGTTGATGATCGTTTTTGGCAACCAGAGGTCGATGCCGCTGGCAACGGATACGCAGTTGTCCGATTCCTCGATACTCCAGCAGTCGATGGTGAAGATGGTCTTCCTTGGGTTCAAATCTGGTCGCACGGATTCCAAGGTCCAGGTGGTTGGTACATTGAGAATTCTCTCACAACTCTTGGCAAAACTGACCCTGTTTCTGAGCACAACACTGTTCTGTGGAACTCAGGTATCGAAGCAAATAAGGAAATTGCTCGTAAGCAGAAGCGCAAACTGACCTACATTGCAAACATTCTTGTGATCTCTGACGCAAAGCGTCCGCAAAATGAGGGTAAGGTGTTCTTGTTCAAGTTCGGAAAGAAGATTTTCGACAAGATCAAGGAACAACTTGAGCCGCAGTTTGCCGATGAGACTCCAATGAATCCGTTTGACTTCTGGAAGGGTGCAAACTTCAAGATCAAGATTCGTAATGTCGAAGGCTATCGCAACTATGACAAGTCGGAGTTTGAATCTCCTGCTGCATTGTTGAATGGCGATGATGCGCAAATCGAAAAGGTCTGGAAGTCGGCACATTCACTCAAGGATTTCTTGAAGCCTGATAACTTCAAGTCCTATGATGAACTCAAGGCGAAGTTGGATAAGGTTCTTGGTGCTGGTGGTGCAACTGGTGCAACCGCAAAGCGTGTTGATGATGAGGAAGCATCGGCTCCTGTCATTCGCTCTGCTCCTGCCAAGAAAGTTACTGCAGAAAATGTCACCGTCGATGATGACGATATGGCATTCTTCGAGAAACTTGCTGCTGAGTAATAAACTTCTTCAATAAGCACGGAGTGCGTTTAAGTTGAAGTTTGGGGGGACTGGAAACAGTCCCCCTTTTTTTTCAGGCAAACCCAACTGAAGTAAATGCCGTTGGGTGCGCAAAGTCTTTTGATATTGCACGATTGAATGTATCATCAGCAAAACGAACATCTGCTTTTACAGAGTTATCTGATTTTTGTGGTGGTGCTGCTTGTTTGTCGCCACCACCACCGCCACCTGGAACTGGTACTGGCACAACCACTGCAGTCACTGCTTGTTTAGATTGATATGATTGACCATCAAGTGGAACAATGGCTTCAGTGCCGTGTAGAGTTGCGGGATATCCAGATTGCGGACCAGAAGCAACACCACCTGCTGCAGCATACATAGCACCGTCTGCGGCTTTTCCAGTTGTTCCTTGGAAACTCTTGGCAAAACTGCCAACCTTTTGCGCATACTTATCTGGACTTGCTGTTGCATAACCAGCAGCAGCGACTTTGTACCCAAAATCTTCTGGCGTTTGTGCTGCGATAGCATCTTTGTATCTTGCACCTTTTAAAAATCCAACATAACTATCAGCAAAATCCTTTAGGTCTGAAAATTCAGCAAAGTATGATTTTACTTGCACCCATTGCTTGCCCTCGTCTTTTGCTTTTTGCCATGAGCCCTTTCCAAACCACTCATCAATAGTAACCTCTCTGCCTTTCTTTTTTATCTTATCATTTTGACCCACAATTCCTGCTAATGATTCTCCGCTTTTTTGAGCATGTTCGAGTTGTTTCGCCGTATATTTTTCTTCCGTAAGAACAAAATCACCCTTTTTATATTTGGTGCCTGCCTTGATTCCAGCGTAGTTGAAACTTGCTGGAAGGCTCTTACCCTGACCAGACTCTCCAGCCCATTGTCCCAAAATACCAAGAGCAGGTGTACCACCTAATGCCTTTGATGCATACTCAGCCCATGGCATCATAGTGTTGACGAATTCTTCTGGACTCGTAAACTTACCACCTGGTGGTGCTTTACCAGTTGGTGCTTGTGCTGCACCACCTGCCGCACCACCTGCTGCGCCACTTCCACCTGCGGCTGGAGGTGCACCACCTGGCATATTTGATCCTGCAGGAGTTGCTGTTGGTGCCCCACCACCGCCAGCAGCTGATGCACCTCCGCCACCACCAGCAGCTGGCGCACCACCGCCTCCACCACCGCCACTTGCAGGTGCTGATGATGCAGGTGCGCCGCCACCACCACCTCCACCACTAGCCGCTGGTGCAGGTGCTGCAGGAGCTTGAGATCTTTGTTGTCTTGGAGCAGGTTGTTGCTCTGCTCTCTTTTCGTTTTCTGATTTTTCTGCTTGTGGTGTTACTTTATCTGGACCTTCAATTGGCTTCTTCAAAAACTTAAATGGTTCAAAAGTAAATCCACCAATTGGTCCAAGTGTGAATGGGTCAAATCCTGGAAGATCAATCTCAACAGGACCCATTATTTCAGGAATATCTAATTTAACATCAGTCAAGAAATCGCGAATCTTCTCCCAAACACTCATTGCAAGATCGGCTATCCATTTAACGCCCTTACTGCCAATGTCCCAAATGAACTCAATCGCTTTCTTTAACAAAGGAACTGCAAATCCAATTGCACCGCCAATGAGTTTATAGAAACTCTTAAGTGAGAAAATATCAAGAATTTCTTCAATTCCTTCATTAGCCTTTTTAACATCTTTCGAAAGTTTATCGAGTTTATCACCAGTTTCGTCTTTCTGTTCTGTTGGTGCTTCTGTTTCTTTTAATGCTTGACTCTTTAGATCTGCATCAACAGATGGAGATGCTGTTGCCGTTGGTGCCATTGCTGCGCCAGCCGCTCCTGCAGCGGGAGCAGTTGCCACAGCCGTAGCCTTGCTTGCAGTGGCAGTTGGAGCAGTTGGGGCGATATTCATTTTTTGACGCGCAGTTTCTGCGCCTACAAACTTACCAGTTTTCTCATCTCGATATCGACTGGCTTCTTTTGAATACTTGAGACCTGCCTTCTTCTCAAGTTTACGCATTTCTTTTTTAGACTTTGGTGCTGCCTTTGCTGGGCTGGCGCGAAGTTTGTTTGCAATACCATCAACTGACGATTTAATGCCGCCAACCATCTCATGAATTTTTTCAGACAACTCATAGATCTTTGTTATCTGATCATCGCGAAGTTTAGATTTTTCAGATTGTTTCTTTAATCCTTTCGTAGCCTTCTCTTTCTTTTCTTCGCCATTCTCTTCTTTTTCATCTTTAATCTTATACTTCTCGCGCATCTTTTTAAGTTCTTCTTCTGGAACTTTCTTGCCGAAAAGTTTATCAATCATCGCTGCTTGCTTCTCATCAGCAAAGCCAAATGCCTTTGCAAATTTACCATAACGAGACTGAACGCCAGACTTGGCAACTTTATATTCTTCTTGAAGATTGTAGGCTTCTTGGAGACCTTTAACCCCACCGATGGTTTTCTTTATGACACCACCACCTGCTTCGCCCATTTTCTGCTGGACAGCCTCTCGCTGCATCTCGAGTAAGTTTTGAACTTCCTCTTCTGAACCTTTCACTCGAGTGCTTCGACGCTTACGGTTCTTCTCTTTAAGACCAGTTAAACTTTTAGCACCT